GTTTTGCATAGTGTTTTTATTCATCATACATACATAATACCACACTTTTTAAGCGTTGTCAAGCACTTTTTTGCACTATTTTTCGTTGATTTTAGGGGGTTTTTAGATGAGCCAGTTGTACATTGCTCTCATTGATAGTAGTAAATACATCAATTCCATCAAAGCTCTAGGGTAGTCTTTATCTCTATATCCGAAGTAGACCCACATCATACACGCTATAATTGAAAGGAACCAACCTATCCATTGTGTATTGACATTTGCTTCAGATAGAATATAAACGGAGGATACAGCGATTGCTAGTCCTATCCATCTATCTTTGTTCTTAATCTTTATCCATAAATGTTTCATATCCTGCTCTCGCTATGTAATAACTATCTACAATGTCGGTAACAGGATTTTTGAGAGTTTGCTGGTCTAATGCTTCCATTAGATTAACTCCAGTCTCTTCATAAAACTTATCGTACATCTTCTCTTTGTCAGCATTACCTTTACCAGTTGCTAACTTCTTAACTACAGATGGAACAAGTGTTTCAAATCGTATACCTTTTGTATATAGTTTATGTTTCAATAGTCCTGTATTTTCAGCAAGATTGAATACTCTTCCTTTACTACCAAAAGAGTAATCTTCTATAAAAACATATGGGTTTATAGTATTACCTATAACTGATTTAAAAACAAAATCAGAAATCTTATCGTGTCTTTCTTGTTCGTGTTTCCATTCTGGCATTGTACGACCAATAATCATACCATCTGCAAACACGCCTTCGTACTTTCTCACCGTAGTTAAATAATAAAACTTACAATTCTGTAAGGGGTCGTCTATAATAGGTTGTCCGTCCATAACACATACGGCAGGACAGGTTAAAGAATAATCAATTCCAAGTATCTTCGTCATCTGTGGTATCCTCTGGTAAATAATCATCAACCGGTTCATCTATTGAACCGCCACAAAACGGACAGGTCATTGGTTCTAATTCTTCATTTTTCCACGAAATAATAAACTCCTCTTCGCAATGAGGACATTCGTACTTTTTCTTTTCCATTATAATTTGAATTTCTTAAACTGGTCTTTTTCTACATCCTGTTTAATACCACCAATAACATAACTTTCTATTTCAGTTTCTTGTGGTGCATTTTGTAAACTTCTGCTATTGAACCAGTGTTCAGTCCAAGGTAAAGGATTTGTATTACCTTGGTCATAGATAGGTTTCATACCAATAGCTTTCATTCTTTTGTTTGCTGTCCATTCCACATAATTGTGTAATAGTTTTTCAGAAAGTCCAACCATTGAACCTTTACTGAATAAATGTGTTGCCCAACGCTTCTCTTCTGCTACTGCGTCTTTGTATAGTTGTTCAACATATTTCTCATTGTTCTTAATAACCTTATTCATAACTTTATCGTTCTCTGGTCCACGATAGTTATTAATAATTCTTTGTGATACAGCAAGGTGTTGGCTTTCGTCTCTCGCAATAAACGATATAATCTTCGCACTACCTTCCATTAGTTTTAATTCACCAAAAGCAAAACTACAAGCAAAAGATACATAAAATCTTAAACCTTCTAGTATGTTTACGGTAACTAATGTACGCCATAACTTTTCTTTTAAATCGTATTCATCAATCTTTTGTCCTAATTGATGTTTCATACCTGTATTAATCAGTTCATCATAATGACTGGTAACAGATTTACTTCTTCTCTCAATCTTCTCATCTGATATAATAGTATCAAATACTTCTGCTGGGTCTGAATATAAGTTCTTAATGATGTATGTATAACTTCTACTATGAATTGTTTCCATAAAGTCCCAGGTTACAATACAACCTTCTAATTCTGGTAATGATACAAAAGGTAAGAAAGCAAGACACGGACCTCTACCTTGTACACTATCTAACATAGTTTGATACTTTAGATTAGATGTAAAGATAAACTTCTGTTCTGGTCTTAATACTGACCAATCAGACCTGTCTTTCTGTAATGATACTTCTTCTGGTCTCCAGAAGAAACCTAATTGTTGTTGTGTTAACTTATCAAATATAGGATACTTCATATTGTCGTATCTTTGTACCTGTAAGTCTTCACCAAAAAACATAGGTTGTTTAGTGTAGTCTATTTCTTTTCCTTTATTAAAAACCGTATTACTCAACTCTTTATCCTCTTTATATGTTGCAAGCCTCACATTCACCATCATCTTCTACGACAGGAACATTAACTTCTGTTTGTGTGTCTATCAACACATTCTTTTTTTGTTCTGGTTGTAAATTTACACTACCTACGACTTGTTCATCATAAGTCATTGGGTGCATTGGTTCGTCTTCTTTCTTACCATCATAAGTGTTTTGATAATAAGAAGTCTTCCAACCATACTTATAAGTGTTTAACAAGTCTTGTGCCATAGCAGACACAGGTACTTGGTTCTCTTCAAATAGTTCTGGATTATAACTCCAGTTACCAGAGATACCTTGGTCAAAATATTTCTGCATAACTGCAACGATATTTATATAACCTTCATTACTCTTCATATCCCATAGTAAACTATAAAAATTCTTTAGTCTTGCATAATCAGGTACTACTTGTTTCAATGTACCTTTCTTACTCTTCTTAACTGAAAGATAGTCTCTAGGTGGTTCAATGCCGTTTGTAGCATTTGAAACCACACTAGAGGATTCAGAAGGCATTTGAGCGGAGAGAGTGCTGTGTCTTAGCCCATACTGCATTATATCTTTTCTTAATAACTCCCAATCAAAGCTGAATTTACGATTTACAATCTCATCAACTTCTTTTTTGTAAGTATCAATAGGTAAGATACCATCTGAATATTTTGTCCTGTCAAAGTAATCACACTTTGTTTTTTCTTTTGCAAGTTCATTACTTGCTCTTAACAGGTAATACTGGAACGCTTCAGTTAATTTATCAACTTCTTTCCACGCCATTTTCTGTTCGTAAGTATAACCTTTCTTCGCCAGATAATGTGCAAGTCCGATATAACCGATACCTAAACTTCTTCTTGCCTTTGTAGATATTTCAGCAGCTCTAACTGGATATTGTTGATGGTCAATAATCTCATCTAACGCTCTTACTGATAAATCACATAGACTTTCTAGTTCATCTAAATTCTTTAATACTCCTACATTGATTGCACTTAAAATACATAATGCAATTTCACCATCACCATCTATATGTTCAATAGGGTCTGTAGGTAATGTAATCTCCTGACATAAGTTTGACATATTAACTTTGTCTTTAAAAGAAGAGTGAGAATTAGCGTGGTCAATATTCATAATATACATACGACCAGTTTCTGCTCTTTCTTTTAATAAGTCCATCATCAATCTTTGTGCTGATACTCTCTTACGATATATCTTTGTATCTTTCTCATACTTACAATATAGTTCATCAAACTTATCTGTACCGAAAGCGTCATATAGACCAGGTACTTCGTGTGGAGAGAATAAAGTAATCTCTTCATCATTAATAAATCTTTCATAGAATAGTTTTGATAACTGAATTGAGTAATCTAATTTTCTAACTCTATTATCTTCACTACCTTTGTTGTTCTTTAAAACAATAATATCTTCTATCTCTTTATGCCAGATAGGAAAGTGTACCGTAGCACAACCACCTCTTACACCGTTTTGTGTACAAGATTTTACGGTTGCTTCAAACTTCTTTAAGAAAGGTACTACACCTGTATGTGCAACTTCGCCACCTCTAATTCTACTATTGATACCTCTAATACGACCTGCATTGATACCGATACCTGCTCTTTGTGCTGTATAATAACCTATCGCTGTATCACTTGAAAAGATACTTGGTAAACTATCATTTACATCTACTAGTACACAACTCGCATATTGTTTCATAGGTGTTCTTACACCTGCCATAACTGGTGTAGGAATATTAATCTTAAATGTTGAAATTGCGTTATAGTATTTTCTCACATATGTTAATCTTTTGTTTTTAGGATACTTTGCAAAGATTGTAGCCGCAATCATCATATACATAAATTGTGGTGTTTCATAAATCTTACCACTACTTCTGTCTTGTACAAGATACTTATCCATAACTTGTCTTAAACCTGCATATGTAAAATCATAATCTCTATCGTGGTTAATCATAGAGTTCATTCTATCAAAATCTTTTTCTTCGTATTGATTTAAAATATCAGCGTCATAAACTCCTAACTTAACACATTTCTTTGTGTGAGCAAACAAGTGAGGATGGTCCCATAGTTTACCAAACAATGCTTTTCTTAAACTATAAAGAAGAAGTCTACTTGCAACATATTGATAGTTTGGATATTCTAGTGAGATTAAGTCTGAAGCTGATTTAATTAAAATTTGTTGTATTTGTTCGGTAGGAATATTATCATAAAATTGTAAACCACTATTCATTTCAACTTGTGATGATGAAACACCTTTAATATCTTCACAGGCATATTCTACCATATCGTGTATCTTGTCAATATTTAAAGGTTCTTGTCCACGGCCATTTCTTTTTATAACATTAATTTTATTTTCAGTCATCTATTACTCCTACACTTTCCTATAATTTGTTAATACTTGTTTCGCTGATAGTTTTGAATATGTGTTGATACTTATAATCTCGTCAAGTTGCACTTTAGATACACCTGTCATAATTAGGTCATTAACATCTTTAAGTTGTATATCTTCTGGCCAGATAAAAATGTTGTAACCTAAATCAATTATTTTTTCCATTCGTTTTATTATTTCTTTATTTCTTGGTTCGTTATCAAATATATATGTCACCTTATCATTATTAAATTTACTATCTAAAGTCAAATCAGCGCCACCGGCTGCAATACAATTATCAATAAACAAACTATCAATAGGACCTTCAACAACATAAATGTGTTTTGCAAAGTTCACTCTATCTAGTCCGAATATTTTTTGTTTGTCTTCGTCTAGTTTAATGGTTACATATTTAGGTGTTTCTTTACCGAAAGCACGACCTTGATACGCAAACACTTTACCATCTGTATCGTAAAATGGTATCACTAGTCTTGGATGGTCATACTTACTAGTGTTATATTTACGAGGTGCGATTTTGTGTGCCCACTCGTAAAACTTATGACACAAGAAAAGTTTATCATAATGCTCTTCTGGTATCATTCTTTTTTCCACATACTTTCGTACTGGATGATTGTCTTCTAAATCTGATATTTTAGTTAGTGAAGATATATAGTCATTCTCTATCTTCAGCTTGGGTTTAAAATCAAACTTAAACTCGGGTTTTGGTGTCGCAGGTGCGTCCGATTTATACCTTTCTAATAGATATTTTTCATAGACTTTTGGGTCTATAAATTTTAGAAAGTTTGCAAGGTTTTGACCCATACCACAATTGTGGCATTTGAAAAACATATCGTTTTTCTTACGGTAGAAATAACCTCTGGACTTTAGTTTTGACTTTTGACTATCACCACAATGAGGACATCTAAAATTAAATAGATAGTCGCCTTTCTTTTTGAAATGACCTAGTCGGGCCGAGATTTCGTTGATAAATTTTAAATCAGTATAACTTGACATTTAGCACTCTTTATTAATATAGAATACACTATACTATATCAGTACAGGTTTGTCAAGCACCTATGATACTTTCATCAACTCTACAACTAATGGGAAGTTTCTTGCTAAAATGAAGCCTATTACTATAGAACCACCTATAATCAACCATTTCCATTTCTCTAGTATATTTACTCGTTCTCCTAGAGAGTTTTTAATAGACCTAATTTCGTTCATTATTCTCTTTTCTGTTAGGTCTATATTTTCTTTCAATTGATTATACCTTTGTTCCGTATCTTCTTGTCTGTCTTTCAACTTTGAGAAGATTATTTCGTCTAGTTTTTCTGCTTGATTTAATTTCTCTTCGTGTACAGCAAGCATTGACTTAATACCACTACTGATATTAGTTAACTTGTCTATCGCTGTATCTAATCTTTTATGCACTAAATTGCTTTGCTGAAGTTCAGACTTCAACACCTCTATACTCGTACGGTTATCGTACACATCTTTTGATAAAGAAGCGAGAGTTTTCCTCGTTTCTCCGTTACCGTTTATTGTAGACATAGCGATTATCTCCCAAAATCAATTAACCCGCTAATGGGTTCTTTGCTTTTAATTTAAGTTCTTGGATTTGAAGTTTAAGTACTTCTATCTCTTTCTCGTTTACTTTTGTTTGTGTTTTGTTCTTCTGTACACTTCCAGAAATATCAGCAGGTATATTACCTT